GCGCTTTGAGCAACCAAAGGCATCTGAACTTGATGTCACCATGATTGTTTATGGTTACAGTGCGTTCACAGCAAACCGTTACCCAAATGCTTTCTCCCTCATCGGAGGAACTGGATTGGTCACACCAACCTTCTAAGGTTGTTTGTTAATCAACTTGTGAAAGGGTTGGTGGTATCCTTCGGGGTGTCACCAACCCTTTTCTATTTTCGGAGTTCTAATGAAAAATCATGTTGAAGCATTACTGGTTGAGCGTGCAGGTTACGAACGCAGAGGGTTGAAGGATCGTGTTAAAGCGGTTGATGCTGTGTTGCGTGAACTTGACTTTGATCACAAATATATGAGCGATGAAGTTGAGACTGCTTCTGTTGAGCCTGTTGTTGAGCGTGCTGTTGTGAAGGCAGCCAAGAAGCGTAAGGGATAACTGTGGCTATAACGAACGGTTATTGCACGCTGGCAGAGGTGAAGGCTGCGTTGCGGCTTACAGACAATGTGGATGACACTTTGTTGGAGAACGCTATTGAATCTGCGTCTCGCCGCATTGATGGTTACACGGGCAGGTTCTTTTACAAGACTAGCCAAACAGCGATCACGATGTATCCATACAACGAATATCTGCTATTTTTCCCTGCCGATGTTGCCACTAACTCTATAACCATCAAAGTGGACACAACAGCCAACGGAACTTACGCCACCACCTTGACGCAGGGTGTTGATTATTTACTTGAACCTACAGATGTTGTTTTGCAGTCACGCCCATATTTGAACGCCCGTATGGTTGGCGGCGCAACATTCCCTCTGTATGTAACACCTTCTTTTCCTACGGTTCAGGTAACAGCAATATGGGGTTGGAACGCCGTTCCTGATGATGTAAACCAAGCCTGTGTTCTGCTTGCTATGCGCCAGTTCGCTCGTCTTAACGCTGCTCTTGGTGTTGTCGGTTTCGCTGATATGGCAATCACCGTTCGGGCTATTGACCCTGATGTTCGTGATCTTCTGTCGCCTTACAAAATGTTTGGTATTGCCTGATGCCTGCAACCGTTTCACAAGTCGCTACGGGGCTTGCAGCACGCTTAGGAACGATCACAGGGCTACGCACCTACACCTACCAACCAGAGCAACTGAACCCACCTATCGCTTTCCCTGTGTTGAACTCTATTGAATATCATCGGGCTTTTAATGGCGGTGATGTTGTAATGAACTGGACTATCAGTGTTGTTGTCGGCAGATATCTTGACCGTACAGCGCACGCTTTGTTGGATGATTTTCTTTCCTACTCTGGAACGAAAAGTATTCGTGCCGCTTTAGAAGCAGATCAGACTCTTGGTGGCGTAGCGAACACTTTGGTAGTACCATCAGGGGCAGACATTTCAAGCCTCAGTTCTGCTGACGCAGAGTTTCTACAAATACAGGTTTCTGTTACAGTTCACGCATAAAGGAAAACTATGACCACATACAAAGTTTTAAGCGACAGATTTGCTTTAGGGAAACAAGGCGACACAGTGGACAGCGATGCTCTTGTTGGGTGTAACATTGAAGCACTGGTTGATGGCGGTCACATCGCTGAAGCCACAACAAAAGTTCTCAAAAAAGAAAACAAGGAAGAAACGGAAAAATAATCATGGCTCAAATCGTTCTTAAAGATGTTGGCATTATCATCGGCGGCGTAGAAGTTTCCGACAGAGCGAACTCTGTAGAAATCAACTATGAAATTGAATCGGTAGAAGTCACAGCATTTGGGGGCAACCGTTCGTTCGTTGGTGGTTTGCAGAACAACAACTGCACAGTTGAACTGATGCAAGACTTTGCTGCTGCTTCAACTGAGGCAACCATCTTTCCGTTGGTTGGAACACAGGTCACGATCTCCTTTGAGCCAATCAAATCTCAAGGCTCACCTTCGGCAACGAATCCAACCTATACGATCACTGGCGCATATCTTGCTAGTCACACACCGCTCGCAGGTGCTGTTGGAGAGTTGAGCATGACATCGTTAAGTTTCACTGGTGGAACACTTACAAAAGCGGTTGCATAAATAAATTAAATAGTTAGAAGGAGATCGCAATGAAAATTGCACTGCAAGTTGAGTTTAATGACGGTACGAAAACGCCTGTTGATGCTGTGTTCGCTGACTTTGTTGCGTTTGAACGAACATGGTCACGCAGTGTTGCACGCTTTGAAACCGAGATTCGTTTAACAGATTTGGCTTGGTTGGCGTGGCACAGCGAAACCCGTGTACGCAAAACCAGTTTGAAGTTTGACCCTGATTGGATCAACACTGTTACGAATGTTGAGATTCGTGAAGATGAACCGATTGTGGGTGCAGACCCAAAAGAAAGTTAGATTCTGATTCTGCGCATTGGGCTATAGCGTTTCTTGCTATAGAAACAGGGATAGCACCATCTTTGCTGGTACAGGAATCAGAAGAGATGATTCAAACCATGTTCAATGTTTTGGCGAAACGGAACGAAAACGCTAGACGCAAACGGTAGTAGGCTCTGCGCCTATGGGAATCAAAGTTGATGTTTATGGTGTTCGTGAAACGCTTGCAGAGTTACGCAAGTATGAAGTGGAAACCTTTAGGACAATCAAAAAGGATTTGTTGAAATCTGCTAGACCTGCCGCTACCGCTGTTGGTCGTGCTTTCCCTGATGAGCCATTAAGGAACTGGCATACCTCTGGTGGCAGACTTGAAAGCAAATCCAACTTGCCTCCCTATAACGGCAGTGTTGCTAAAAGAAAAGTAAAGCCTGTTGTTGTTACAAAAGCACCAAGAGGAATGCACCAGTACGGTTTGATTCGTTTGCAGCAGATGGATGGTGGCGGTCAGGTTTACGATTCGGCTGGATCAAAAACAAAAGGTGCTCGTGGTGTTGATGCCACTGCTGGTCAGAAGTTTATTTCTAATCTTGACAAGCGTTCCATAGTGCAATCATCAGGAAAGAAATACCGTTCACGCATCATGTATCCTTTCACGGAAAAGAATCTGCCATTGATTGAAAAGGCTGTTGAGGTTTCAATTCGCAAGATTGATGGTGAAGTGCAGAAACGATTGAACGGATAGCATCATGGCAGTTGGCGTAAACATAGTCTCTACCTTTGACAGCAAAGGAATAAATAGGGCTATTGCGGATTTCAAGAAACTTAACGGCGCAGGAAACAAGGCTGCGTATTCGTTAAGAACTTTTGATAGTGCTTTAACTAATGGTGTTGTAAAACTCGCCAAGTTCGGTGCTGCAGCAGCAGTAGTTGGTGGCATCATTGGAAAATCACTTATTACTTCTGCATCAAACTTGCAGGAATCAGTAAGCAAAATCAATGCCGTGTTTGGCAATTCAGCAAATGACATCATTGCTTGGTCTGAAACAACCGCCAAAGCGTTAGGTATTTCGCAGCAAGCAGCGTTAGAGGCTGCAGGAACATTCGGCAACCTGTTTCAAGCGTTCGGACTAGCAGCACCACAAGCACAAGAAATGAGTATTCGTCTTGTTGAACTTGCTGCAGATATGGCTTCGTTTAACAATGTGCCTGTTGATGACGCTTTTACTGCTTTGCGTTCTGGTTTGTCTGGTGAAACAGAACCGTTGAAGCGTTTTGGTGTGGCGTTGAATGATGCAGCACTAAAGGCTAAAGCAATGGAATTGAATCTCATTTCTTCAACTAAGGGAGTTTTGCCGCAAGCAATCAAAACTCAGGCAGCGTATGCGTTGATTCTTGAACAGACATCAATTCAGCAAGGTGATGTGGCAAGAACCAGTGATGGTGTTGCGTTCAAAATGAAATCGTTTGGCGCACAAGTAGAAGATGTTAAAGCAAAAATTGGTACAGCATTAATCCCTATTTTCTCTGCGCTTATGTCTTTTCTTAATGACAAAGTGATTCCTATTTTTGTTGAGTTCGCTGCAGTGCTTGGAGAAGATGGTGCTGGCGCAGCGTTCAAATATTTGGGTGGTCAGGTACTTAACGCAATATCCAATATGGGCAGACTTGGTAACACAATATTTACTCTTGTTGGAGTGTTTGTGCTTGTTAGAAGTGCAACGATCATGTTCAACGCAACGGTTGCGGTTTCCACAATTCTTCTTCCTATCTTCAGCAAATCAGTTCAAGGGGCTACCGTTGCAATAACTGCAATGAATGTTGCTGCAAAAGCAAACAAACTAGCCTTAATAGTTGCAGCCATTCAGATTGTTGTTACCGCTGTAACATTGCTGATTCTTAAGTTTGAAGGTTTAAGAAACATCATAAGTTCTATTGGCGGTTTCTTCAAGAATGTTGTCGGTTTCTTTACTGGCACTGGTGATGCAGCAGAGGTTGCAGCAGGAAAAATCCTTCAAGTCAATGCTGCTTTTGAAGGCATGAATAAAACTGAAATGAAAACTTTTGATCGGAACAGAAAGTTCTTCAGAGATCAGGAAACTGGTGCTGCAGCCTTGCGCCAAAAACTGTTAGCAGTGAACAGCAGTTTTCAAGGAACAACCGATACCGCTGGAAAAGCCAAAGATAAAATGCAAGAGTTTATAGACAAACTGCAAGGTGTAACCAAATCTCAACGATCATTGAAAGACGCAACAAAAGGCGTTGATGATGCGAACAGCAGACTTACAGAATCATTGGCTAACACCGCTAAAGCACAAGCACATTTCAACAAAGTATTTAAGGGATATTCGTTGGAGAGCAAAGAAGTTGTTGCACAGAACAGAGCAGTTCTTGATGCGCAACGCAACCTAACTAAAGCCAACATTTCTGCTGCAGATAGCGTTGCATCACTTAAAGATGCTGAGGAAGCGTTGAAGAAGTTGCGTGAAAAGGTTGATCCTTTTGATATTGAGTCAGGTGAGATCGGATTACAGAAAGCAAAGTTTGATGTTGAACAGGCAAACTTTGCTGTGATTGAGGCAGAAAAAGAACTTGCCGATTTGCGTAAAGACCCGAAAGCAACACCTCAGGCTATTCGTGAGGCAGAAATTGCTTTGGCTGAATCCAAGTTTGATGTTCGTGATGCAATCAAATCTGTTTCAGATGCAGAAGAAGAACTGAATACACTTCGCACAAATACCCCTACTTTGAAACAAATCGCTGAGGCTGAACGGCTAGTTGCTGACGCAAAGTTGGCTGTTGATGATGCAAACATTGCTCTTGCTGATTCGCAGACAACTGTTAATGAGGAACAAAAAAAGTTGAATGAACTTGTTAATGGTGCAGCAATCGGAAGTGAAACATATACAGAAGCACTTAAAGAACTGACTGATGCACAAAAAGAAGAAACTGATGCTCTTAATGATCGTGTTGATGCTTATGAAAAATTGGCTGAAGCCACAAGAGATTTGGCTCAAGCAGAAAAAGAACGCCGTGATGCTGCCGCAGGTTTGACACCACAGCAGGTTGCTAGGGCTGAAGCAGGTGAGGCTGCAAGGATTGCTCAAGGTTTAGCACCCTCGTTGGGTGGTGGCGCACCAGTATTAACTTCACCTGTTAGCAGTGGTAACGCACAGTTGGATTCTGTGTTGGATCGTTTTACTGGTCGTGCTCGTGAGTTGATGTTAGAGCGTGGCGGCTTTACAGCGTTCGCAAACGGTGGCATCGTAACAAGTCCGATGATGGGTCTGGTGGGTGAGGCTGGCAGTGAAGCAATAATTCCTCTTGATCGTTTAGGTGAGTTCGGTG